GACGATAAGGATCGAGATTCCGGTAATGCTGTGATCGCATCTGCCCTAATCCATAGTGACTGCCGTTCTTAGCAGCTGGATTCCACCTGGATTCTTTGTAGATAATCTTTGTTAAGCATTGATATTGAACATCATTGATGATGCGTGAGTGTGCATACAATTTGTAGTGATCAGCATTTGATGCTGTTGCGTGTTGCATCTGTACTGATAGCAAGCCTATACATAGGCATAACTGTGGCAATAGCCGAATACGCCTAAGCGAGCAATCCGCCTCAGCGGCTCGCTTTAAGCGAATCCAGCGTACCGAACGAGTCAAATACATTGCAAGAATGTGGATAACTCGAACGGGGCTTTGGCGTGTTGTCCACAGGTTATCCACACCCTTCATTGATGACCCCATCCCGTACCCTTGAAATGGATTGGCGTCGATGTCCATACCCGTTCCATTGCGACTAAGCAATATGGGCATCCAGGTGGTGTGAGATCAGCATCGAAATCAGCCTTGATTGGACTGATCGTGCTGCACACTGGACATTTGAATTCATAGACTGGCATCTTGAACCTGGAATGATTGAATTCCCAATACGCCGCAAGATAGGCACTCCACGCAATGCACGTATGGCGGCAAATTGTCTGCAACCTTTACGATTTTGTGATCTGTCGATTTCTTTTCAACGCGACAATCAAGCCTGATAATTTCTAGCATAAATACTCCGATTCAAATTCTCGATGGGATTTAAGTCTGATGGATTGATCCAATATGAGCCATCTCCACGTTTGCGTGATGGACGTCTAGCCATTCCAATGACGATCCATCCCACGATGTAGTAATTGGGTGAATTGCCCGTGACCAGCACTGCGATGTCATCTGCTCGATCTCGATCACGCAAGATCAGACATCCAGCCTTCCAGGGTGTGTGCTTGACTTCAAGATTCCACCCGACATCTGCCTGATTCTTGAATGTATTGACTGTCGGTTTCCATTCGTCAATTTGAAAGTATTTAGCAACTGCATTTTCAGCACCGATTGATTCAGCCATTCGTGCAATGTCTTGAAATAGATTCAATTTCTGCACTGAATAATCGGTCAATCCCTCAGCACCGACGGCTCGATCAAATGCCGCTTTGGCGCACATCATTTCCTCATCGTGATTGAGTTTGATTGGAATCATTTACACTCCTGGCATAACCAAATCATCGTCAATCCCTGTGATCCTTCATAGCGCCCAAATTCAAGCGGTTTCCATCGTTCGCATTTGTCACACCAATCGATTGAAATTGGATTCTGCTCTTTGATGACCGTTCCATCAATCTTGAATGTAGTTTCTTGTCCGGTATTTAGATTCGTCATTTTCATTTCACCCACGATCACACCTGTGGCTTCCACTGCATATCAGCTGCTCTGACGTACCAAAGCGGTGCGCATTGAGTAGCCTTTGATTTCTCGGTGCAGGAATAGTTTGCCCATTCCTTGCCAGTTTTAGACGATACGCCTTCACGCCATACACGATGCCCGTGGACGCACGTTGGGGCTTCGGCAACTAGTTCGCCACCCAATTTAGATTTGATGTCATCGATGGCGATGGATGCTGTCGTGAATCCATCCTCGCCAAATGGACGTGACCAGGGATCATCATCGACGAAAGCCTTTGGCAGCGTTTCTACCTGTTCCATTGATTCCCTGGATGGCTTTGTCTCTGTACCTAGCACCACGCTGGCGCAGCGTCCTATTGCACTGCTGACCGTATCCTCGACGTACCAGCGTTTCATTTGGACGTTATAGGCAGTGACCATTCCGTGCGCATAATCGATTGCGGCTGGCTTCTCATCCTCATAGTGACGATAGATACGGCACTCGATCAGGATGTATCCCTTATCAGGACTCCAGTCGATGATCGATGTCTCGATGCGATTGGTTGGGTATGTCGCGTGTAGGCGAATGACTTTCTGATTGACCGTTTCGTATCCGTCCAGGAATGACATTATTTCATCCCCTTACGTCCAGCGATTTTGCCTCGGATAAATCCTTCGCTGCGACCTGATTTGAACCCGTAGGTATAACCAGCCATAAAACCGACTAGGACGCCAAATAGCAACCACATCGCTGTTTCGTTGAATGTGTACATTTTATTACTCCCGACGGGAGATTTGTCTGAGTCTCCCTACGCATAAGGTGACGTATCGGGCTGACATTTGCAAGGATTCCGCGTGGGATTCGGCGTGTCTAACCCTTCGGATGATCCTTTAGATGCTCGATCAGCAGGGTACGAATCTCACGGACATCGCCGCGGATGCCATCGGCGAATCCATTGCTGACGGGTCGGGAATTCTTTTCAGCCTTAGCCGCGAATAGTGCAGCGATGGCAGATATGGTGGCAGCGGCGATCAATCCGATCGCTGTGATTGCTTCGGTCATTTGGCATTGACGCCAAAATTAGAATCATTAGGATTCAAGTATCGCAAAATGACCGGTACGACTGCTGCTGCGCCAGCCATAAAAATTGCCTTTGGATCAGTAACTCCAGCCATAAACACGGCTAATCCAGCCGCTATGAATGAACGCAACCAAGATGCGCCAAGTGCTTTCCATTGAGTCATTTTGATTGTCCTAACTTCTTAATCAACGCAGCGGCTTTCGCTGGCGTCAAAGCAATTTCAAAATGCATTTCATCCTTGCGATTTCGATAATCTCCACCCCAAATTAAACCGTATTTCCTAGCAAGCGCACGTATCATCGGGACTTTCTCATTTGGGAATGTTCCTACCTTGCCCAATGGATGCTGTGTCGCATTCAGATCGATGGCTGTACCACTGGAATGATTGCTGAGAGTTGTCGTCGATCCACGCACATCGCGGTAGGCATAGCCCCAATCGTCCAGCGTTCCTTCATCGATCGGTTCGATCAATTCGTGGAATTCAGCTGCGAAACCGACCAGCAATGGCGCAACCGCTTTGGCACACGCCAATTTCAGTTTCGTTCCTGGCACTGAAAATGATTCGATTCCGATTTCAGTCCGGATTTTTGATGCTGTCCAACCGTTAGCGGATTTCATCATTAAAGTAATAAAGCCGCTTCATCAGGGGTCATACCTAAACGTTCAAATAGTGCAGCCTTAGCCTTAGCCTTAGCCGCTTGCAGTTGCACCTCATCGATTACTTGAGCCTCACGAATTTCAATGGCTTTGATTTCATCAGATGTTGCGTCTCTGATTAGATCGTCAATTTGAATTTTATATGTCATTTTATCTCCTTATGAATTTTGGTAACCATAAACGCGGATTGTTCCGCCTGTTAATGTTCCCGATGCAGGTGTAAGCGTAAAAGCGGTATATGAAGTAGCGTCATTTAACACGCCACCACCAACTGCCCACAATTGTCCGTCAATAGGTGATGATGTTCGCCATTGTGCGGCAGTCCTTTTTGTATTAAATGGATTTTTCAAAAGGACTTCACCGTCTATTGAATTTGTAGTACCTCGACCTACTCTAGGAAAACTGGCTGTATTTTGACCGTTTTCGCCATTAACCGTTGCGCTTGAATAAAGCATATAGATGCTGTTGTAATGGTATCCAGTAGTTGTTGATCCCAAAGTCAATGCGAGATTACTATCAGCAGACCCGACTCCACCACTTACGAGGATTAGATAATTATCGTATGTTGCGCTAAATGCACTAGTGACTGTTACTGATGACACGGCTGAACCTATTGTCTGGGATGTCACCAAAGTTAAACCACCTGCGCTTGCTGGCGTTGTCCAAGATGGTGCAGTCGCACCACTATTAACTGTCAAAACTTGACCTGATGTTCCAATTCCCAATCTAGTGACCGCACCCGATCCAGTTGCGTAAATGACGTCTCCAGCAGTTGTCACTGTTGATTTGGGTACGGCTGCTGCCGCCAAATCGTATGATGTTTTAACGCTGTTTGGTGTTGCAGCAGTTGTCGTCGATGTTGATGACGTTGAGTCAGTAAGTTGAACCGCACCCGACTGAGTTGTCGATGATGCCTGGATTCCGACTGTGATTGCACCTGATGTGCCGCCACCTGTAAGCGGTGATGTGGCTGTAACGCCAGTAATGTCGCCTTGATCGTTATTGATCCAGGTGAAATCCATATCGGCATTGGTAGCCTTTGCAAGAATTTGTCCGGTCGTGCCACCGAGTAAATCAGCCATCGATGTTGCAACGGCTTGCCCAAAGACTTCAAAGTCAGCAGGTAAATCCGTGACCAAATCTGTATTTGTCGGCATTTGCCAGTTGAATGGGGTGGTTGGATTGCTCATATTTTCTCCTTATGCTACGACTAGCGCATTTTCCCACGTAAGTGTGTTTGTGATGGTGTTCCAGGCTTCCGACACGCTGACTTCTTGCCACTTCAAAGCCTGGATTGAATATGCCAATGGCGACAATAAAGCCGTCACTGAAAGCGTGTTATACCCTGCTGAGAATTGCCAGCCTTCGACGAATCCTGCATATTGACCAGACGTCATATTGTCGGGCAGATCGGAAATGCGCAGTGGTAAGCCCATAAATATGTTTATCAATGAATCTCGATCTGCATCGTCTAATTCAGGATTGGTCAATTCATAGGTGATGGACTGCATCATCGCTTGTGGAAATGCTCGCAAAGTTAAGTAAAACGCTGCCTGGGCAGTGGCATCAGCGCCGTCGTGCAATGTCGTCGTGATTATTTGACCCAATCGACCGAATACCGCAATCGATGCCAAATCCTCATCGGATACTTCGCTGCTCGAATTTGCGCCATATTTGATGGTTACGTCATTGCGTACATCGCCTGATCGAGTTTGAATCTTGATGCCTTGTGCAAGTGCCTGATCAGCTGAAACGTCCACATAACCATTCGCGGCAAGGTATTGGGTTCGATGAGTTGAATCCGCATATGAAATTTGCCCCTGAGCATTTTCGTAAATGTAGCCAAGCCCCGATGTGGCAATCGATGAAACCAATGAATAGACATCGATTGGATTGGCTGATCTAGCCGCTATGTCGTAGTTTCCAGGTGTGTCAATCTCACCAAGTCCGACATTCTGAGCATTTGCCCACGTTTCGGTTGCTGGCGTGTAAGTACCCCACGTCAATGCTGCTGGCACTTCCGACCAGTTATTGATCAGCAAATCGGTCAATACTTCAAGAATCTGATTTCCATCGAAATCACGATTGAGATTTGTCAGCCAGTTTGCCTTTGGTAGCCTGGAAAGCGCACCCAAAGCCACGATCGATATGACCTGGTTGATTGCTATCGATCCGCCTGATGTAACCTCGACGGATAAATCAGTGACCGATCCACCCCAAATCGGCACGAAAGTATCGGTTGAATCTTTGATAGCAATTCCGACCGCATCATTGATATTGATGTTTACCTGCGATTGCGTCACATTGTAAAGTTGCAGATTCAAATAACCTGCCTGGGCTTGCTCATAAATATTTGATCGACCACTGGTCGCAGTCAAATTGGCTAGTACGTAATTTTCATAATTGATGCCATTGATGGTGACACGCCAAATCGGATTCCAAAGCGTCATCAGGATACCAACGCGGCTGCGCCGTTTGTGCCTCGATAATATGAATTATTCAATACGTTGATGATGCTTCGGGCTGTACCTTCGGGATCGATTGCGCCAGTAACATTAAGATTGATTGTGGTGTTGCCACCACCCAATTTATTGTTTGGCGTAATTACACCATTGCTTGTCGGTGTAAATAGTTCAGCACCACGTTCACCGACTAGGTATGACGTACCGCCCATTACCGGACCGCCAAGCGCCCTGCCGCCGCCAAATGCAAAATCGATTGCGCCGCCAATGGCTTGCGTCACTGGATTGTTTTTAATGAAATTGACCACCGCTTTGATGGCATTAAAAGCGCTATTGACGACTGTGACCAGGTTTGCAAATAGATCGATCACAATGCCAATAGCACTGCCCATCACGCTAAATGCGCCGCCAAGTATTTTGCCGACTACTGGCGCAAGTGTGTCGCGAGTAAATGCGGCAATGACTTTGAATAGCGCCAGCAGCGGCGCAAGTTTGTCCTCATTTTCTTTAATCTTGCCAGCAACCTTGTCAAATGCTGATCTCAGCCCATCGATGATTGGGGTCAATACCGTGCCGATTGCTGGAATCAAATATTCAGTGATGAATCCCCAAATGTTTTCAAATGTAGGAATAACGTAGTCGCGAATGTACCCTGTCAAAGTCTGAAAAACGGGAGTGAGTTTTGGACCAAGTTCCTCGGCTAACGCCTGGATCGTTGGAATTACCTTATCGACGAAACCGCTGACCATCGGAGTGATGGCATCAAGTACGAATGATCCGACTGTTTCTTTGCCTTCGTTAAATGCGACTTTGAGCCGATCCATTTTGCCAGCAAATGTGTCAGCCTTTTCAGCTGCTTGACCGCCAAATGTGTCAGCCAATGCAGCGGTGATTTCTGTCATTGACATTGTTTTGAGTTCGGCTGCCGATAATCCGACGCCTAATTTTGCCAATGACGCGGCGTTGCCTTCCTGGGCTTTCGCCATTGCATTTGTGACGGCTTCCAGGGATTTTCCGCTACCTGCCGCGACATCGATGGCAAGTGATTGCAATTTCAAAGCCGCATCCGAATCACCCGTGGCTCTGACTAGCCTTTCAAAACTCGGACGCAATTCGTCGTCAGTCAATCCCGTCAGCAATGATGTTTTCAGGATTTGAGATTCAACCGCGGCGATTTGTGCATTGGTAGCGCCAGTCACATTGACCAGTGTTGTCGCCAATTTAGCCTGAGCCGCTTCATCCTCGATCGCAGACTTCACGCCATCGATCAGCAATTTGCCAGCGTAAGCGGCGGCGGCTACTCCAGCAGCGGCAAACGCTGCGCCAGCCACCTTGCCGAATTTGGTGATCTTGTCGCCAAATGTCGAAACTTCGGTCGTGCCTTGATTCAGGCTTTTTTTAAGGTTGTCGATGTCGCCTAATATTGAGAGTTTTAACGTTCTCGATCCTTGACCAGCCATCACCACTCCTTCGCAATTCTACTGAAAGCATTTTCCCATTCGTTGATGATATATGGCTGTTCGGCTCGCAGTGTTGGGTAGATGAACCATCCACGCGATCCTCGACCTTCTCGACCTGACCACACTGGAAATTGCTTGAATCTGTTTGATCCGAATTCTGATCCACCCCAAAGATCACGCGTAGTTGCACCACCTGAAAACTTCTGCGATACGAAACCGAATGAAATTTCACCGATTTTGCTGGATTTGCTGACCTTTGATCCGTCGGCAATTCGACTGGCGACATTGCTTGATTGCAACGATCCAGCCGTTGATTTGATTTTGCCCTGGAGATAATCAGCCAAAGTATTTGATACGCCTTTGGCTTCCTGGATCGCTTGATCGTCCATACCTTTGAAAGCGCTGACGATTTTGCGCAAATCGGCTTTGTCATAAGCGATTGCATCCTCAGCCATTTCGTTTCTCCAATATTTCCATTGCGGTCAAAATATCCTCGGCAGATGTCCATTCAGACATTGGGATTTGCGTGGCAATCGCTAGTTCAATGACTAGTCGGCTGAGACTGCCTCGCTGATGGCTTTTGGGTCTTGATCTCCAAAGGTTACATCCGAAACTGTTTCAGTCCACACTTCATAAGGCTTGACTGGCTTTCCAGCTGCTTCACGTTTCATTGCGTTATATGCAAGGAATAGCAAATCGCTGATGCCGATTTCATTTGCCTGTTGAATTGTTTTGCCTGTTTTGATTTCCCATTTCATCCATTCAGGTGGTGCAGCCACGTAGGTGGCTACATCACCGGACGAATATTCGATTGTGATTGCTGTTTTCATACTCCCGATCTCCCTTTGTTTATAGCGTTGGCGTTGTCACGCAGGTGAATGATAGTGACACGGTTTGTGCATCTGGCGCTGTTCCACCTGCTGATGGAAATATTGGCTGCACATCAAAATTGAATACTGATCCTGATGCAGCCGTAAAAACCACCGCCAATGGTGTATTTGGTGCGGTGTCTGCCGCTGTCCATAAAGCGTTGCAAAGTGATCCGCCTGCTGGCCAATCTGCAAGCATTTCCACGGCGAAAGTTCCCTGTGTGTCGGTGGTGTAGTACGCCTTGCCATCAAGTGTCTGATATGTGTTGATCGTTGATTCGATGGTCAAAATTGCTGATGTGGCTTGCGCATCGAAATCATCACCATCAATGGTGAAAGTGATGTCTCTGCCCGTGACTATTGTTGTTGGCATTTTTTCTCCTAGGTGTTTATTTGGGTGAAATAGGTTGATACATTCAAATCTGCGACTAGCAGATTCGATGCACCGACTGAAATAATTGACGGACGTTGAACGTCACCGACGACGTACCCTGAGGGCATAGCCCCCAAAATGCTGATGATTAGGGCTTCGAGTTGATCCAAAGCGCCTGAGTTGCTGTTATTTGCCACGGCTGCCGTGACAACGAAATTGACCTTGACCTTTGTGACCGCACCATTGATCAGTGTGCTTTCAAGCCAGGGTGAATCGGGAATGATTACGCAAGCAGGTGGGATCACTGCTTCGGGTGCTACGGGATATACGGATGCAGCAACGCCAGCAAGTGCAGTCGCTAAATCATTTCGTACATCAAGCAATGTGGTCATTGGCATATCGAATCCACATCGTAAAACGCTGAGATCAATCCAATGACACGATTCTGCAATGATCGACCCATTCGATATGGAGTTGGTGCAAAATCTACGCCTTCAATTTGTCCACCTGGCGCTGTGATGCTTTGGAAAATCTCCACTGAAACGATCAGAATCGCTTTGTTTATTGCTGGCACATTTGCATAGATTTCAGCTGCTGAGCCACCATCGAGTGTGATCGTACCCGCTGGAATTACCGGAGTTAAAATTCGATCGGCTTCATCTACTATCGCAGTGACCTCAAATGCATTGACGGAATGATCACTGACTGTATATGGTCCATCGAGTCCGTTACCTATTCCAGCGAGTACGACCTGTTGCCCCTGGACGAAATAATTTGGACGCAACGTGTCAATGTATAAAACGTCATTGACGACGCGTGTTGAAACTACTGCGCTTTGATATTGCGTAAGCATCGGCAGGATTGTGATCTCAGCCGAATCGATAATTGAATCAAGATATTCGTCATCAAAAAGGGAATCGGAAACGCCAAGCACCTGACGCAATTCATCTGCGGTGACAATGTTTGGCATTTCCGATCCTTTCGTCTGCTCGGCTAGTTCGGGAGTGACCTAGCCGATGATTGGTTTTGGATTAATCTAGGTAACGGTATGCGCCGTAGCCAATTTTCGTGGCTGTTGCACCATAGCCGTACATCAGAATTCCGATTGAACCATCTGAAATGATGTTTGTGCGGAGTTCTAGGCGTGGAGATTCGTACCAGGTATAAGCCTCACGATTGATGACGTACATTGAATCGTCACCTGTACCTGATAGTGCAGTGTCAACCCAAAGATCAAGTCCATTGACTGATCCACGGAGTGAACGTGGCTGAGCATTTCCAGCAGCGTTTTGTGGCTGCAATGCGTTGTAAATTGGACGTCCATCGACGTTGAATGACATTATGCGACCCCACATTGCAGGTGAGACCACGATCGCATCAGCGAATTTATGTGTTTGCTCATAAACGTACACTGATGCAGTTGCAACCCAAGAAAGCAATTCCTCGGCAGTAATATCTGAACCGAATCCTGTTGATGCTGCTGCTGAGTTTGCAATGATCTGCGCTGAGTTGTATTCATTGGTTGCACGTGCATATTGTGACGAAAGATTTGAAATCAATTCGGTAAAGAAAAGTGGATCAGATCGGTCCGCGAGTTCGACGGACATAACCTGAGAACCCTTGAATGACTTCACATTTACGTTGATGAATTCTGATTCCATAACTGTTGGAGTTACTGGATCGAGTTCATCAATCTGAGCCACTGATGGCAGTACTGTAATTTTTGGGATTTGAAAAACGAGTCCTGATCCAGGCAGTGTTCCATTTGAAATGGAATCAATGCTGGCTCTTACATTGTCGGCAAGTCCATTGACAACCTCACGCAGTTGGCGTGTTGGGATCAATCCTGGATTGTCTGTTGATGCCGTTGCTGCTGCGATGTATGCACGTGATGTTTCTGATCCACGGGCTGCTGCAACCTGGTGCATCAAAAATGTTTCAGGTGATACGACTGGGTTGCGTGATGCGATGAAATTGACTGGCTTTGGTGCTGCTGCTGCTGCTTGTACTTCTGCTGCCGCTTCTACCGTCTCGGCGGTAGTTGGCTCTGTGACGGTGTTTTCCACGGCGTCTCCTTCTGTTGGTGGTGTGGGTGTTGCTTCCGCTTCATCGGATGATGTTTCGGAATTTTCTGGTGCGGTGTTCGCTGCGACATTTGATACACGTGCTGAATCAAATGCAGGATTATGCGTCAAAGCGACACCGACCAAATCTGCTTTATTGACGACCATTGTGCCGTCCTCGTTGTACCCGAAATCGATTGCGTTTGCTTCAACGCTGAATCCATCACGAAGTCCGTCCATTGCTTCCTGGATGGCGTCTGATCCAGCAGTAGTTTTGGAAATCTTGAATGTTGCATTGATTGATTTTCCATCAGGTGAAAGTTCCATCGATAATGTTTTACCGATTGGACGTGCTGAATCGTGTTCAAGATTTAATTTCACATTTGCTGGAGTGATCGATCCTGCTTTGAATAGGACTTTGCCTGTTGATGCTTTGGCAGCGGTATCAAATGCAACGATTTGTCCGGTGATTGTACGTGCCTCAGAATCAGCGGCAGTGATTGTGAATGGTGTATTTACCTTCATTTGATCATTTCCTCTGCTTGTCGGATTTCATCGATTGTGATTGCTGCATTGCCTTCGGCGTCCACAATCGAATTCAGGATTTTGTAAATATTGGCACGTTCAAGATCGCTGCCGCGTAAGTAATCTGATAAATCGTATTTGACCTGTTGCGTTGATGGAATGAAATCAGGCATTGAAAGTCTTTCGGTAATGCTTGTCATCAGCGGAATAAGTGAGAAATCCAGCAAGGTTTGGCGCTGAGTTGTCGCGTTGCTATACGTCATCGATGATCCAGTTTCGGCATCGACGTAATATGCAGGGATTCCGCAAGCACGTGCCACCTCGGTGGCGATGTATGAACGGGCAGCCGCCAGTTGCAATTTCTCAGGATCAAATCCGACTGTCTCCAAAGTTACGTCAGCATTTAGAAACGCAGTGCCGCGATTGCGTCGGGCTGTTGCCCACGAATCAAGCAGTTTGGCGATTCTGTCAGCTGGTAAAGCCGTGCCGTTGGATTTCAACACCATTGATGGAATTGGCTCACGTGCGTACATCGCAGCGGCACGTTCTAGTTCCGCACCCGTGCGGATTGTTCGACCTGCTCGATTCAGGACGCCTTCATCATTGCCGTTAAACACGACCAGTGATCCAATACCGGAATTCGGTACTGGCGATCCATCAACCATATAATATTCAATTTGCGTCGCAAGTGAGTTCGTTTGAATCGTCACGCGAGTTGGTGAAACGCGTTCAACGCTGCGCACACGAAATGTGTCTGCAAATAATTCTGTGATCTGCCAATATCCGTATCCGTAAAGCAGAATGTCCTCTAGTGTCCATACATAAGTGGCTGATCCTGGCACACGTGGATCAGGTGTACGGATAACACGTGGGATTGCTTCCTCGATTTCCATTCCAGTGGATCGATCAATGACTTCAAGTCCAATCGATGCGATCGATGAGCAAATGATATTTCTTGCACGTGCCGCAGTCGGGATCGACATAAATTCCTCACGCGTTGCGGTATTTGCACCGCCGAAAAATGGAGTGAGTGAATCAAGCGATGTGACCGGACCAAGTTGCGCAGATACGTCAGGTGATTGCGGCGTTGCCACCGTTTGAACCTGACGCGTTGCAAATATGTCACGAATTCCCATTTGCAAATTTTCTCAGTGTGATACCACTATCCGACCATAATGTCCGTTTCCGTCTCTGGGCGTGTCGCGAAATGTGTCGCGAGCGCCGATGCCACGGCAGCGCACACCGCGGTTTGACTGGCACGGCGTCCAATGACCCATCCGCCATCACCTCGACGTAATTGAACCGCTGAAAGCATTTGGGCAGTCAGTTCGGGTTGATTGGTATGACGCAACCTGCCACTGTTGATCGCACCAAGCAATTCGTCACACGATTGTGGATAGGCAGCATCCATATCGTAAATCGGAATTCCTGCTGGCTGTAATCGAGCCGCTACCGCACCGCTAGTTTTGCGGCTATATAGCAAATGTTCGATCGGATATTTTCGGCAATAAAACGCGGCATCATTTGCGATTGCTCGATCGTCCAGTTGTCTTTCGTTTTCCCAAGTATGCAGCAGTTTTAGGATAAATCGTTCATCGCCTAATTTTTGCGCCCCGACCAATGCGCAATGTTTTCGATCGGGTGAAATATCCAAAGCCAGCCAGGTAAGTTTTTCAGGATCGAGATCAACCTCAGGATCGGCACACCCATCCCACGCGGCTTGACTGATCACCGATGAAATCGTTTGAACCCATCGGCAAAGCACCTCGGTTTGTACGACCTCAGGTGGGTCTTTCAAAACGCTGCGAATATTGTCGATGTGAATGGTGTGACCCAATGCAGGATTTGCCATAGCGAAATTTTCGTCCGTCAAAGCGTCGGATGCACCTGACCATTCGAAATATCCGATGTCATCAACCACACCCGACGCAGCGGCGATTCCCCGTTCGCGTAGCAAATTTAGCACTTTGGAATGTTGATCGCCAGCGTTCGAATAAGTCATCACCATCGGATTTTTTGCCGCAAGTAATGTGTACCGCAACGATGCAAATGATTCGAGTTCGTGCATTTCACGCAATTCGTCCAGGTGGACTGTTTCAGGTTTCGAGATACCGCGAGCAGCTGATCCGCCAGCCTTGATGATGAATCGATTAATGCCCGTTGATCCCTGGACTTCGATTTCCTCACTGCCGTGCGACCATCGAATTCGTTTTACGCGTTTGGCAAGATCATCCGATGATTCGATCAGATTGACCAGCGATCGAAATTGTTCCAACGATGTCGCTAATCGGTGAGCCGATGCCACCTGCAACGATTCATCCCAATGGAATAACCCCATCAAGATACGCGAAAGCATCAGCGTAGATTTACCGGACTGACGTGCCACCACAATGCAGTTCAATGGCGTTGCCCATCGACCATCGGGCTTGACCTTATGTGCGTGGATCGCGACGTATTTCTGCCACGGCATAAACCCATCAGGAAAAATCGTGTCAGCAAAATCGATCAATTCCTGACCCCTGGACGGCAAATCATTGATTGGAGTGTGGATTCTAGGCGTTGGACTGCCAATGATGGGTGCTAATGACGGCTCAAAAACCGATGTGAGCCGATCTGAGCCTATTTCAGCCTGATGATGACTATCTGTCACCTGAACCACCTTGATCGTGACTTATAGACACGTTTTCGGGGATATAACGTTCCTGGAGAGTCGGGGGTGTCAAAGCCTGTTCAAAAAAACGACCACCCTTGCTTAAATTGCAGAATTGACACAATACCTGCAAATTCTCCTCTAAGTCTGATCCACCAAGCCTTTTTGGCACTATGTGATCGATGTGCATCTTGCCATCAGTCTCACCACATCTTTGGCAGCAGTGTCCATCCCTTGCAAGTATGCGTTCACGTATGCGTCGCCATCCCTTGCGATCGCTATCCTTCCACGCCTTGCTCATCAGTAGTAACCCTTCACCTTATGGAACTCCCACGCTTTACACATTGAACCATACCGATTCTTGATGTACTTAATCGTTGCATCTATCTGACGATAAGGATCGAGATTCCGGTAATGCTGTGATCGCATCTGCCCTAATCCATAGTGACTGCCGTTCTTAGCAGCTGGATTCCACCTGGATTCTTTGTAGATAATCTTTGTTAAGCATTGATATTG